TAAATCTACGGCACTGCTTTGAACTCTAACTTTAATAGTACTAGTGTCAATATTTTCATTATCTAGAATAAATCTCTGAGATGCTAAACCACTATCTTTTGTAAAGAGAGATTTTAACAGTGTTCCTTCATTGATATCAATGTTAGTAAAAGTGTAAACGCCTTCTGTAGGAATAATAGTTACATCTGAAGTAGTTACAAACTGATAGTTGACACCGTTCACTCTACTTCTAAAGACAGTACCTTTAGTCATAGTCAGACTACTAGGATTGCCAGTAGGCGAATTGATTGTTATATTAACTCTTGCAGATGAAGAAGTTGAAGACCTAGGAGTATAACCTAAATGTTTAGCAAGAGACACAACGCTATCTCTCTTGACGGCACTATCAAGAAACATTTCGTTTGATACCATGTTTGCGTAGACTGCATTGTAGTGTGTATTATATGACAATAAATCTACAAGAGTGTTCATTGCTGAACCTTCAAAGTCATAGTCTGCAAATTCGCTTTGCGACTTTAAGTATGTTTTAAGATTAGTTTTGATTTCATCAAAGTCTAATTCTGTAACTCGTAATCTGTTTGTTGTTTGTGCCATTATCGTGTCCTTGTCAAGTAGGTCTCAAATACCTCTTGTTGTGTCTGATTAACTACATAAAAATATAATCTCACTTGATATTCATTATTGTCTGCATTCGATACAACATCTACAGATGTAATTTTTGCTCTTGGTTCGTGAAGAGTTATGACTTCTTCAATAGACTTTTCAATAAGTCTTCTAGTCATCATCGTATCATTTTCAAAAAGCAAATCGGCAAGTGCAGTACCTAAGAAAGGTTGAAAAGGTCTTTCAAAATATTTTGTTTGCAGTAATGCTTTGATAGATTGCTTTACTGCTTCAACATCAGTTTTTTTCGCCACATCTTTAGTCGTAGACAACTTAGTAAAGTTAAAGTCTAGGTCTGAAAAATCTGCGGTTTGTCTTACTATCGTTGCCATACTAGTATTTATACCTTTTATCCACCAGCAAATACATTAGATGAACCTGCCGAGACAGATGTACATGCACTTATCGCATCACCTACTCTACCTGCACCTTTTGTATTTACTTTAACAGTAGATGAACCAGATGCTATTGGTGCTGAATGAGATGGACAGGGCGCACCAGGAAGCAAATGTCCTGTGTTATTATCACCTTGCCTTGACCATGCAATATTATTTACAAATACATTTGGAGACCCATCTTTTCTTGTCATAGGTGAACAATGAGGTACGTCTGCATCACCAATTCTAGTTGCCGCTGGCATGTGTCTCTCTCCTCATTAGTTCTCGCAACTTATCGTTAAATGTTGCCATTAAGTCATGTTGCTCTTCAGTATGTGGTGGTTCAGGATAGTCAGGTTCAAATCTAATTAGATTATCAAATGTGCCTGGTATATCATCATACTTTTTATATGTATGAACAACACCATTTATTAACACACAAAAGATACCTGTCATCTATCTACCTTGTCCTACATACTTTTTCCAACTTCTACGTTTATGTTTGTTCATTGTAGATGTTATAGGTTTTCTTCCTATAGAAGTACCTTTATATGTTCTCTCATGTATCGCCGTTGTCTGTCTTACTGTCTTTGCCATAACTATTTATCTCCCTAGTTTAAGTCAATTCTCTTACCATCTATGTCTATGTTACCTGTAACAGTGGTTGTCTGATTACCTTTAATCTTTTCTACTACGTTACCATCTACTTGAATATTCCAATCGCCTTTGATATAAGTTGAACAGTTGGAATCAATAACTAAATTCACATCACCTTTTACATGAACATTCTCTCCACCCTCAACTAAAACCTCACTATCTTGAGTTCTCATTCTTATATCGCCATTAGGATGCATTTCGATGAAAGACCCACTCATATGCTGAATGTTAATACGTTCTGCGTTAGGAGTATCATCAATCTCTATTACATGTCCGCTTTCAGTTTGCTGTACTTTGTTATATGGGTATCTTGCATTATATGGGTTAGATTTTACATTCCATGTACTACCACTATTTGCGATAGGGTGTGCAGGATGTGCATTGAGAATATCATTTTTCTTGATATATAATTTTGATTTCTTATCACTTCTCGCTAAACGAGATGTATCTGGTTCTTCTATTTCTACTGGATGTGTTCCTGTTGGGTCACAGAACCCTAAGTCAGTGTTAGGTCTCTCCAATGGATAACCATGAAAGGTACCCATAACAACAGGTTCTTGACAGTTATTACCATCTCTAAAGAATCCTAAGACCCACGAACCTTTGAGTAGTCCAGAAGGTGAGTGACCTAACTGCGACACTGATGCACCTGTAGTAGGCATCATAACCATCGCCCATGGCAAGTCATCTGTAGGAAGTGCTTCTTTATCTTCAGTATGAATACCTAGACATCGAACTCTAACTCTACCTATTTGTTCAGGATCATTGTGGTCTTCGACTACACCTTGAAACCAAGTGAAACCATCGAACCCCATAAAATTCTTCATATTATTACCTCTTGGTTTTATTTATACCGACAATTTCTGATTACTAGTAGCGAACCCTTTTTTACGCATCACTGTTTTTGCTACTAATTCAAACTCTTGAGTTTGCTTATCCCAATTCAAAACAAAGGGCATATTGATATCAGTTTTCATATCGCTGATTACTGCTTCAGCATCGGGACCTAGTTGCGGAATCTTCTTACCATGTTTGTTATAAGTTTGCTTAAATAGTCTTGTAAGTTCTGCAGTAGTAATCTGTTTCTTGTTACGTTCATCGTTTACTCTATCTAAAAAGTGTCGAGTAAATTCAACATCAATGCCAACTTTCGCAAACAACCTATCTGCAAACTTCTCTACGCCATCCAAGTCACTCTTCGAAACTTGTTCTCTTAGTTCTGAAAATTTACGCATTCCATCCATCCTTTACGATATTCATATCCACTTTATATGAAGTTGTTTGATTACCAACAGGTTTGAACATATGAATAACATCTCGGATTAAGTATATACCCGAATACTTTTTATTATACACATCTTCAGGTCCGCTAACTTTTCTAACAGCAGGATAATTAAATTCTAATAATCTACCTGCTTGAATAAGTGAGGTACCAGGAACTTCAAAGTTACTGATAACTTCATCATCTACCTGTTTCATTATCAAATGTCTGTATAATCCATACTCATCTGCATATAATGTTCTAAAACCTAATTGTCCTTTTTGATTAGAATGCATTCTACTTTGTTTAGGACTTAGATATACTTTTATATTAGAACTAACCGCATCTGTAGGTATTGCATAATGAACACCCTTACTAATTCTAGTCATCTTACTGAAACCATCGTCAAAGTAATTATAACTATCTACTGTGTAACTTTTATGAAAAATATCATGTGTGATGTGCTTAGATGCAATAGCACCATTAAGAATATCTTTACCTATTGTATTTCTTTCTAATACTCTAAAGTCATCTACGTTTTGTGTAGTTTCAGACCCCACCATTCCTGACATAGGTTTACCATCATTACCGACAACAGGCACACCAGGTATCTTGAACAAGTAACCTTTTTTAACTTTACCTTCAGGTCCACGCTCATTCTCAACATCACCCATAATATCTGTTATGATTACATTCTTATCTCGGTCCATCAGCGTAGAGGTTGAAAGAAATCTAAATCCTTTCGAGGTCTGAAAGAAAAAAAATCCTGGTTGATTGTCTCCACTTGCGATTGCTTTTTGAGTTACCCAAGATATTGCTTGACTTGCTTTCCATCTAGGACAAACAAATTTAAGACCACCTGAAGTCGCATCTGCCATTAGGTTTAATTTTGTATCTTTATTGTATAAGTGAGAATAGAAAACAGAAGATATGATATCAGAAGGCGATCCTTGAAAAGAAGAACTGATGCTAGAATATAAGTTATTATATCCTTCTTCACTAATCAGTTGTAGAGTATACCCTTGCTTTCTTTCGTTTATAACTATGTTGCTTACTTTTACTACACGCATCCACAAAGATACTTTTGTATCTTCAGGTCCATCTTGTGTATTGTATACGATGTGTACTATGTTACCACCAGCAATAGGATAATCTGGAATCATATCATTACTGTCGTTGATTGTTAGTTCACCTGTTTGAAAATGTGTAAGTATACTTTCATATACTACTAGATTTGAATACACATTTAATAAGTCTACAAAAGTATCCGAAGTCAATGCCTTCTTGACACTGGGAACAGTATTGTGAAACAAATTAAGTGAGGACATAATGACCTCACCACCACCTTTTGTACCGCCACTCATTTTATTCTCCTATAATACGCTCAAACTCATCTATAAACTCTTGTATTAAGTTTGGTTTTAGAATTCTAATTCTGCGTTTACTTTCGTTGAGATTTTCTTCATACTGTTTATTTGTTATAACATCAGAATTAAATGTTTGCACAGTGCCAGGAGAAGTTGTTAATTCGTAAGTTGTTTCAGTAGTAATAATCTTTGTAGTAGTATCTCCTGATGCCTGCGGTCTTTCGTAGTGATGCACACCGTTAGGTCCTGAGTTTGATGTCCATAGTTTATATAAACTCGCATCTACTGTTCCTGTACCATGACCTCTAATAGTTCCATCTGGCATATAGAATATAGTACTAGGAAACTCAGAAAATTCGTGAGTATGTGACCCACCAGAAAACCCTTGCAATCTG